ACGAAAGCGGTTGTTTGGATGTTGTTATGGCTGAGTTTGGAAAACGCAAGGAAGAGGTAAGTACCATCGAGGAGGATGCAGAATGAGTGAAGCAATAGCAGCAGAAACTGTGGTACAAGTTTTAATGGACAATGACAGTGATGTAGAAGACATCCGTAACGCTTTCAAAGGCGATACAGATATCAAACGAGCACTTACAGCATATCTTGACAACGACAAAGACTACTCAGAAGATGAAGAAGAGGATCCCGAAGAAGAGGATTACAACGAAGACGACTGGGAAAATTAATGTGGTATAGTCGAGTAGTGGCTGGTCTTGATGCTATTCCAGACTTTATAGCACACTACGAGCGTGAAATAGATGATGCTAAAAAAGATTGCCGTATTGCTGGGCTGGTAGAAAAGAACATCACAGCACTTCCGGGCATAACTGAGTTTAGATACAACCAGCTGCAAGAAATTGAGGCTGTGCTAAACTATCTCAATATCCAACTGCGCAAGATCCGTAGAAAGCACTTTCAAAAGTATTTGGAAGGTTATGCCCGTGCGTTGACCAGTCGCGATGCTGAAAAGTATGTGGATGGCGAAGACGAAGTGATTGACTACGAAACCATAATCAACGAAGTAGCATACCTACGCAATCGTTGGCTAGGCATCATGAAGGGCCTGGATACCAAACAGTGGCAAATGGGCCACATTGTACGGCTAAGAACTGCTGGCATGGAAGACATCCAGGTATGAAGCAAGAGCAGTTTGAGCAAAAAACTCAACAGGCGTTAAGCGAACAAGAAGAACTGGAACAAAGACAGCAACAGACTCGCAGCCAGTTAACCCCTGAAGAGTTGGCCTGGCAAAATGATCTAGAAGAAATACAACTTGTACTAATAATTGTTCTAGTTGCAAGTTGGGGTGCTTACTGGTATTTTTCAGTACACCTATGACTCTTGTCAAGGATTAATACCATTACTCCAAAGATCAGGATATTGTTTAGCAATGGTTACTAACACAGGATCTAAAGCATCAACTCCTACATTTTCTGCTTTCATCTTGCCTTTTTTAACCACTTGATTCCAACTGTTATCAAATATCGCATCGGCAATTCCTTGACTGCTACGATTTACTTTCTGTTCCCAACTTGGAGTTTCTCTTTTGGCACTGATTTGCGCAATTTTGATATTTAGATTGCCCATAATAGTTAGATGCCATCCTCCGACCACATGTGCAGGAAACTCGCCCATGCTTTTGTTGCGACTTACATAAAATCTCATTACATCTTCAGGAAGATGTTTTACTCTCGTCATTTTGGTTCCAGGCCAGAACCCATAACGACCTTTCCATTCTAAGAAACAAACTCTATACTCTTGATGCCAGCATATTCTTTGATTTTGATCAATGAGTTCAATGGCTTGATCTAACATTCGTGGATCCCAAAATTCATCGCCGTCACTGAACGCCACCACTGATTCTGGCTTGTTTAGGCCATGCACTAATTCTAACGCCCGACTGCGACTTTGCCGCTCAACTGCTCGCCCTTGATTTTTTAAATCTAATTGGTCAAATTCCGAAGTATCAATTTTTACGTAATCGTAAACAATTTTTTGTTGTAACTCGGGAGATAGTTTATCAAAAACATGGTCAAAATGTTTGGCATGCGGTTGCATGGTAAAACTGTGATCAGCCTCTACCACAACAAAATGCTCTACCCAGGGCGCAAGGTATTGTATCCGTGTGAGAAAAAGATCTGTTTCGTTGTAGTATAAAAAGCTGTCAATTATCATGTTAAAATTGGTAAATTATTTGGTAGCGATCGTAAATGGGAAATCTTCCTTGACTTTCGAGATATTCTGCTATCCTACGACCTTTGCCTGTACGCTGGCCGTCGCTGAGTTTGCGACAATTGTCGTCTATGGCTACAAGTGTTCCAGGTTGTAGATGAGATTCGATAACTTGAAATTCTTTCAAGTGATGATTGGCACTGGGTTGATCATTGGCCCATTTTACATCCCAAGAATCAAGATAAAATAAATCTACTTGATCAAGATCGTGTAAATGGCTTAGCCATTCCACACTGTCACTGCAAACCACACTAAAATGTTTGCTAGGCAACAGAGATTGTGCAACCACACACGGTTCAGAGTCGATATCTACACTGCGAACTTGTCCACCAACTGCATCAACAAACTCTGTAAACAATCTGGCACTTTGCCCATCTTTCCAATTGTCTATTTTGCGCAAAGTTCCAGTTTCTATAATGTTGAAGTTCGAAGATTTTTTCTTCAGCAACAAGTCAAACATCAATGCAAAGCCATCAGCTCGATGAAACATACCTTCAGTCAGACCACGTTTTGCTCCTGATGTATTGACATTAAGAAGAGGATAATAGTGTTTGTGAAAATGCTCAAGCCAATTCATTGTGATATTTAGGGAAAGTTTATGTGACGTATACGATTATCAATTTGTACCAAATTATAATCTTGTGTTGTAGCAAGAGTTTTTGCAGTTTGATTGTTTCGCACAAACAAACAAGCACTGCATTGTTTTCTTGGATCAAAAAATTGTTTAACAGGTTCAGTAAATAATTTTTGTACTTGTGTGTTTTTTACTGTTCCCCATTTGTCACTGTTAAATTTGCGTTCAGGAAGTTGGCCGTCTGATCCTGGTTCACCAGTGATTTCTTCTGCCAGCACAGTGACTGAATCGCATGGATAGCAACTGCTATAACCAGCATCTTCGTGGCCGGTAGTATCCCAAAATACATTAAAACTTTGCAAATGGCACTGTCCCTCGTCCCAAAGATCATCAGCTTCTTGTTGGGTACCATGATACTTCAGTTGGTGAAATATGTGACCAGTTGGCGTTCCATCTTCTTTGATTAGTCCAAGTGCAAAAAGTCTTTCTGCTAGAGCTTGATGACTGCGTAATTGTATATCTCTAGACAAATTGCAATCAGTTAACAATCGAACATAATCTGCGCCCCAGGCTTGCGCTGCCGATTCTAACCTTGACAATATTTCATCTTCAGTCCATGGCCCATACACATAGCTCAATCCCAACGTGATGTCAGGATTGTGTTTTAGTGTTTGAGGTATACGTTGTAAATTAAATTTTCCTTGAGGATAAAATGGACTGGCATTTTCTGGAGTAACACTGATACGTACCCAATCAAAATGTTGGTAAATGTCATCAGACACCTTGGCAGGAAATCCGTTTGTGATCAGTCCCAAGCTAATATCTAATTGACCAAGCCATTCAACAAATTCTTCAAAATGCGGCCATATGTTAGGCTGCCCACCACCGCTGAGTATTAATCCTCTAAGCCTGATATCTGACCCTGTGATGCTTTTGTACAGGTCATTGTATTCTGGATAGTGCAGGCGATTGTATTCTGCTTGATCAAAATACAGTTTTGAAACAAAATCTTTGGCTTCTTGCAAAGTCACACTGTCTTTTTTGTTGCGCCCTATAGTAGAACAGTATTGACAATGACTCATACAAACTTGGTGATTGGTCATTGTGGCTCTTATGATGCTGCCCATTCCTGTATCGCGTAGTTTTTTAAAAATAGGCCAATGATAGTTTAATTTTTCTCCTGTGGCAGTATAAGAACTTTCTTGCACAGTCTTTGTGTGCCTTACATCTTTGGGATCAATCTTTTTGCGACTAGGCGATGCCACACGCATTGTGACTGGGCCTGATTGTGTAAGGTACATGCCTTCAGTAGGCCCAAATAGTTCTATGTTTTTTGCCAATTCATCAAACTGGTCTGGACTAATGGGTTGCATGTTTAAAAAGCGACCTTGTGAGTCTAGCAATTGTACATCAGTGTGAACTGCAAAGTGATTGCCAGCACCTTGATATCGTAGCACAAGCTCATACTGATTTTCGTTTTGTCTAAAGGTCAGACTGTATTCTCCTGCCTGACTTTGTTTTAATACTTGCATAGATTATTTTTTGAGGGTAAAGAACCCATCACCTTGACTGTTGCGTTCGGCCCAATTGTCTTTGATACCTTGCACACGATGTTTTACATGCACAGTGGACCATCCGTACTGTTTGAATTTGTTTGTCCACCATGATTCATCATTGATTTGAACATGGCTACGATCCAAATGATATTCAGGAATTCTAAATACTCCATTGTCCCCCAAGGGAATCACATGCCACATGTTGTTGGCTAAACTGCTGTAATTTTCTAAAAACATGTTCAACGGCTGATCAGGTACATGTTCTAATACATCTTTGGTAATTATCCAATCAAATTTTTGCCGCCAAGGCACTGGGTGGTCGTTAGTAATCAATGCCACAAAGTCTCTAGTGTCAGGATCTGCTTGCCCTACAGCATATTCACTAACATCAACCCCACGTGCATCTATGCCCAGCAGGCGCAATGCTTTGGTCACATAACCTTTGCCGCAACCATAATCTAATACTTGATCTCCAGTTTTGAGACCAAGTTCTTTGATAATATAGTACGCCATTGGAATAGTCAGTTCGGGTATCCATCGATAATTTACATAGCAACTTTTACCACTGGCTATACCATCTTCGTAGTATTTTTTATCATAAAAATTTGAAAGCAGTTCCATTGACAATATTTAGTGCCGTAAACTACGTCTATAAATATGTGATGAAATCTCCCAGAGCCACTGAAATATTTTTAAATCAAATTTGGAATAGTTCTAATCTTGGATTTTATGTTGAAATTGGTGCATTTGATGGCGTGAGAAAAAACAGCACCATTATATTAGAACGACTGGGATGGGATGGGGTTTGTGTTGAACCTACTCCGAGCAGTTTTCAATCTCTCAAAAACAACAGAAAATGTCGTTGCTTGAATGTTGCGGTGTATGATCAGCCTGGCCAACTTGAATTTGCATTATTTCCCACCAGACCAGAATGGAATGGAATTATTGAAACTTTTGATCATCACCATCAAACACATTTGAATCATCAAGGCGAACAGTATAAAAAGCATCCGTGGGAACAGCCAGAAATTATTCAAGTTCCGTGTGTGACCTGGACTGATCTTGAACTGCCGCTACATATAGATTATTTGCAAATTGATGCCGAAGGTGCAGAACTTAAAATATTAAATTGCATAGATTGGGATACAGCAGACATAACTTTTATTTGTTTAGAAGATGTTCCGGGCACAGAAGGAAATACTGTGTTAATTGATTTCATGCAAGATAAGGGATACAAACTTGTGTTTCAACAAAAATTTGATAACATATGGAAAAAAACAAAATGAAAATTGTACTTGTCACAGGCGGCTTTGATCCACTACATTCTGGACACATTGCTTATTTTAAATCTGCCCGCACACTGGGCGACATGCTGATTGTAGGACTTAACAGTGACGAATGGCTGACTCGTAAAAAAGGCCGGCCGTTCATGCATTGGACGGAAAGATTATGTGTGATAAACAATCTTGCCATGGTAGACGAAGTGTACACATTTGACGATGCGGATGGTTCAGCCAAGGAGTTCATACGTCAAGTACGAGCGCACTATCCTGACGCAACACTGGTATTTGCCAATGGCGGAGATCGTACTGACAAAAATATTCCCGAGATGGATATAGCAGATGCCAATCTAGAATTTGTGTTTGGTGTGGGTGGCGAAGATAAAAAGAATTCCAGTTCGTGGATTCTTGAAGAGTGGAAAAAGCCCAAGACAGATCGAGCCTGGGGATACTATCGTGTGCTACATGAAGTTGGTGCTAACACCAAACTCAAAGAGCTTACTGTTACACCCAAAACTTGTTTGAGCATGCAACGGCACGACAAACGAGCAGAGTTTTGGTTTGTGGCCGAAGGCGAAGCCACAGTATACACACTAGATTCCAGCACAGATAGAGATGTCAAAGATCACATGACCATACATGAGTCATGTTGGATCAACCGGAACGAATGGCACCAACTGTGTAACGAAACTGACCGCCCACTCAAACTGATTGAAATACAGTTTGGTGAAAACTGTGTGGAAGAAGATATTGAACGGCAATGAAAAATCCATGGAGTGATAGATGGGCATTTGTAAAAAATTACATTCCAGATAACACAAGCATTATCGATTTTGGATGCGGCAACAAAGAATTATTAGATTATGTTAATCCCACAAGATATCTTGGTGTTGATCGTTTGTCTTGTGCTGATCTTGTGGCAGATTTAGACCAGAATTTTGTATTGCATGACAAATTTGATCTAGCATTATTGCTTGGTGTTCTTGAATATGTCAAAGATCCCGAATACACTTTAAATAACATTGTTGGTAATGCAGATAATTTTATAGTTCTTTGTCTTGCTGCAAAAAAAGTCAAACCAGAATGGCAAAGAGTGTTCACTCAACAAAGTATAGACAACTTGCTGCAAAAATATTTTGCAGAAGTAACACACCATGCACATGGTAGATATATTTTATCAGTATGTAAAAAATGAAACTAATTCCTATTTTTGTTGGATACGATCCTCGAGAAGCGATTGCTTATCATACTTGTGTGAACAGCATTATTAGAAACAGTTCTGTGCCAGTGGCTATTGTGCCAGTAGCACTGAACTTGTTTAGAGACTATAGTGAAACACACACTGACGGCAGCAATCACTTTATCTACACGCGATTCCTTGTGCCACATCTTATGCAATACGAAGGCTGGGCAATATTCATTGACGGCGATATGATTGTGCGTGGTGATATTGCGGAACTTTGGGAACTGCGAGATTCTTACAAGGATGTTATGGTAGTCAAGCACGATTACAAAACACGTATGACTGAAAAGTATCTTGGCGCCAAGAACGAAGATTATCCACGCAAGAACTGGTCCAGTGTGATCTTGTGGAATTGCAACAGCCATCCCAATAGAAAACTCACATCTGAATTTGTGCAAAAAGCCACAGGCGCAGAACTACATCGCTTCTC